AAAGGCGGAACCCCAGCAGGACAGAACGTTACAGTAACTCTAACAAGCGTTACAACGACTAAGGTAGATGGAATTGTAAGATTTAATGCTGCTGGCGATCTTACTGTTGGTGTTAACCTTATTGTTATTGGCGTACCAAACTAACATTAAGGATGTTGAATTGATTTCTTGCCGAAAGTGCAAAGGTAGAATGTTCGTTGACAGACAATATTCTAGCATTGACCATGTTGAGATTTATTGTGTTCGTTGTGGATCAAGAAGATTTTTTCATCCACCAAGTGAAAGCAGGGAAGGCGCATGGATACTTCTAAACGAAAAATCCAGAGCGAAGCATACAATAACGAGCCTGTAATAAAGGGCAAGGTTAAGGTATGGTTTTTAAATGGGGACTTGGTAAAGGTTCATCACTCTTCTAGATCTACTGGATTAGTAACTTTGTACAATGTTACAAAAGATAGATTAGAATCTTGCTTGCTTATTGATTTTAAGAAACATAGAGAAAGAGCCTACAGTGTAGCAGAGACTGCTGTACTTGTCAATAGGCATAGGAAGTATATTCCAAGTTTAATTAAACGAGGAATTATTCCACCACCAATAGGTGCTAGTTTAAATGGAGAAAGATCTTGGCAGGTTAGAGCGTACTATTCTGAATCGCATGTTAAAGAGATACGTGCTATACTTGCAAGTATACATATTGGACAACCAAGAAAAGACAAGTTAATAACAAATAACATGACTCCTACTAGTCAAGAATTGACACGGCGAATGGGAGACGGTATACTTACATATACGAAGACAGAAGATGGACGATTTATTCCAGTGTGGAGTGAGTCCATTTAAAACGAAATGGGTGGATAATGGAAAACGAACCAACAAAAGTAAATGTAACACTTGGCTATACTCTTAACCTGGGTAACTTCCAGTCACTAAGACTTGACCTAGGCGTTGTAGATAGTGCACGTAATGGAGAGACAGCAGACCAGGCTTTTGAGCGTGTCTACAAGTTCGTAGAGGACAAGTTAACAGATAAGATCCGTGAAGCACAAGAAGAGGCTTCTGAAGGATAATGGCTGACCGCAAAGACCGAATGGCTTTGCTCAGTAGATTTAACAAGTTTTACCTGCAAAGGTATGAGCAAAAGTCTAACATGAATCTTAACGTAGAGCAGTGGGCTGCAGATGCACTCATTGAGTCATACGGCATTAGTGATTGCTATGATATTCTAGAGTATTACTTTTCTATTGCACAAGAGCCTAGTTGGAATTACTTTGCATATAATACAGAAAAAATTATTAATGGTAAAAGAGAAGTAGAGCAGGATAGAATAGAGAGAGCAGAGCGCAGACGAATGGCTAAGGAGTGGTTAAGTGAATAACACAGAGGCAAAGGTAATTAGCGCAGTACTAGAAGATAAACAAATACACGTACTGCTTCAGGCCAATGTTGAAACTATGCTACGTACGCACAATGATATCTGGAACTTTATTCGTTTGTATTCTGAGAACAATCAGGCACTTCCTCCAGCAGACTTAGTTAGAGAAAAGTTTCGTGACTTTGAGCCAGTCAATGGTGTCGGATCAACCAAGCATCATTTGGCAGAACTTCAGACAGAGTATCTTAACGATAGCCTAAAAGATATTCTTCGTAGTGCTGCTGGAGATGTACAAACTGGTAACGGTACAGAAGCACTTGAACACCTTATTACTAAAACCTCAGAACTAAAAAAGAACACTGCTGCTATTCGTGACATTGATGCAACTGATCTTGAAGATGCTGTTGCGTATTACGAAAGAGTGCAGAAGCAAAACGAACTTGGTGCTGTAGGAATCAAAACAGGCTTGCCAGGGTTTGACAACTACCTGCCTGCTGGAATTATGCCAGGTCAACTTGGAGTGTTCCTTGCTTATCCAGGCATTGGTAAATCTTGGATGGCACTTTACTTTGCAGTGCAGGCTTGGAAGCAAGGTAAGTCTCCAATGATCATCTCACTTGAAATGTCTGAGACAGAAGTTCGTAACCGTGTATTTGCAATTATGGGAGAAGGCCTTTGGTCTCATCGCAAGTTGTCAAATGGTGAGGTTGAAATTGATATGCTTCGCAAGTGGCACGCAAACAAGGTAGAGGGTCGCCCAGAGTTCCATATCATTTCAAATGACTCTGGTGGAGAAGTTACTCCTTCGGTAATTCGTGGAAAGATTGATCAGTATAAGCCAGACTTTGTTGTAGTAGATTATCTACAACTTATGAGTCCAAATCAAAAGGCTGATAATGAAACGGTAAAGATGAAGAACCTCTCACGAGAACTTAAACTAATGTCTATTAGTGAAGAAGTACCTATCATTGCTATCTCATCTGCAACACCTGACGATGTAAAGGATCTTAGTACCCCTCCAACACTTGGACAAACAGCGTGGTCAAGACAGATTTCTTATGATGCTGACTGGCTTCTTGCATTGGGTCGTGGAACAAACAGTGATATTATTGAATGTGTATTTAGAAAAAACCGTAATGGATTTATGGGTGACTTCTTAGTACAGGTAGACTTTGATAAGGGCTACTACAGATATAAGGATTTTGAAGATGGTAAGTAATATCTATAGCGAAGAGCAAATTCGCAGAGTTCTTAATGGCTCTGGTATGGAAATTGAAGCAGAGTTTGGTAATGACTTTATTGTATATTGTCCATACCACAATAACAGCAGAACTCCAGCAGGAGAAGTAGCAAAGGATAGTGGTTTATTCTTTTGCTTTGGATGCCAGACAACTAAAAACCTTGAAGAGTTTATTATGTTTACAACTGGGCGTTCCTATTTTGAAACTGTTCGCTATATTAAAAGTAAAGAAACAGAAACAAACATAGAGAACATAGTTAACAAGGCTATGTATGCACCACCAGACTTTGTTCAGTATGATGAAGTTCTTATTAAGCGTTTAAATAATCAAGCACTTGAGTCTCCAAGAGCAATGAGATATTACTCTGGAAGATCAATTACAGAAGATTCTGTTAAAAAGTTTTGGTTAGGTTATTCAGAGAAGCAGGATATGGTTACTATTCCTGTACATTCTCCAGATGGATTAACGATTGGCTTTGTTGGTCGTTCTGTTGAGGGCAAAGAGTTTAAGAATACCCCTGGTCTTCCAAAGAGCAAGGTCTTATTTAACTTGCACAGAGTTAAGACTTCTAGTATTATATATGTAGTGGAATCATCTTTTGATGCCATTCGTTTAGACCAAGTAGGTTTCCCAGCAGTTGCAACACTGGGTGCTAACGTATCTGCCTCACAGATAAAATTGTTAGAAAAGTACTTCAACAATGTCGTACTTGTTGCAGACAATGACGACGCTGGTGCAATTATGAAAGACAAGTTAATTGAAAAACTTGGCTCTCTCGTCAGCGTAGTTACCATAGATAAAAAATACAAAGACATTGGCGATATGGATGACAGTGCAATCAGGGACATAGAGTTCCAGTTTGACAAATCTATCTCGTCTATGCTAAACTAATATAACAACACGAAGGAGAAAATATGAGCGTAGTAAAGGGACTCAAGAACATTAATGCCCTGCTTGACAAGCCAAAGTATGACGAAAACTCACCAAAGGTAAAGTGGCTAAAACTTGCCGATGGTCAATCAGTAAAGATTCGCTTTATTGAAGAACTAGATGAAGACTCAGCAAATTATAATGAAGGCCGTGGTCTTGCACTAGTTGTTAAGGAACACACAAATCCAAAGGATTATAAGCGCAAGGCTGTAGATACAATGGAATCTGAAGGCCGTGACTGGGCAGAAGAAATGCACCGCAAAGATCCAAAGGCTGGATGGCGTGGTCGTCTTCGCTTCTACTGCAATGTCCTAGTAGACGATGGAATTGAAAAGCCATATGTTGCTATTTGGTCAATGGGTGTAAGCAAGCAATCTGCTTTCAATACCATTCGTGAGTATGCTCTTGAAACAGGAAGCATCTCAAACTTGGTATGGAAGGTAAAGCGCAATGGTCAGGGAACTGAAACATCGTACACACTTATTCCATCTGCACCAGACAAGGAACCTTTTGACTGGGCAGAGATTGAACCATTTCCGTTGGAATCAGCACTTAAGAAGATTCCTTATGCGGAACAAGAAGCATTCTATTTGGGCTTTGATGGTCCAACAACCACGTCTGCAACAAACACAGACTGGTAATAGATGAACTACGCAGGCTTAAGCAGTTGAACTTGGTATGCCAGCATTGGCTATCACAGATCACGGAACCTTATCTGGGCATCGGGAACTGTACCGAATTGCAAAAGCAAAAGGTGTAAAGCCTATTCTTGGCGTGGAAGGATATTTTTGTGTTGATAGATTTGATAAGAGGCCGAAGGCAGAACGCACAGAGCCAACTGATCTAGTTTATAATCACATTATCCTTCTCGCTAAGAATCAAGTAGGTCTTGAAAATCTTAATAAGATTAATGAAATTGCATGGACAGAGGGGTACTTTAATAAACCACGCTTTGACTTTGAAGTATTAGAAAAGTATAGCGAAGGTATTATTGTACTCTCTGGCTGTCTTAGTGGAATTATTGCAAAGGCTCTTGAGTTCGGAGAGTATGCACAAGCAAAGAAACATATTGAATGGTTTAAGCGTGTGTTTGCAGATGATTTCTATATGGAGTTAATGCCACACAATGGTGCAGAAGTAAACAAGCAACTGGCAGATCTTGCAGATGAGTTTAAAATTCAGACTGTAGTTACTCCAGACTGTCACCATGTTGACGAATCACAAAAAGAAATTCAAGAGTTTAAGTTACTTATGAACTCTCACGCTAAGGTACAAAAAGATACTACCTACGACAAATCTAAGAAGCAAGACGGAATGATGAAGCGTCTTGACTACTTGTATGGTGAAGACCGACAAATGTCGTTTAACAAATTTGACATTCACCTTCTTTCGTATGACGAGATGAAGTTTGCCATGGAATCCCAGGGTATTGTCAGAGAAGACATGTACGCAAATACATTAGTAATCTCAGACAAGGTAGAAGACTATGATATTAAAGATGGACTAAACCTACTACCAGTACAGTACAAGAACCCAGACAAAGAACTCAGAACACTTGCTATGGAAGGTTTAAAGGTTCGTGGTTTGGATACAAATCAAGAATACCTTGATCGCCTTGATGAAGAGTTAGAGATTATTAAGAACAAGAACTTTGGTCCATACTTTCTTGTTGTTCAGAATATGATCGGCTGGGCAAAGAAAGAAGGCATCTTGGTAGGTCCAGGTCGTGGATCTGCTGCTGGTTCGTTGTTGTGCTACTCACTTGGCATTACTGATATTGATCCAATTGAACATGGCCTGTTGTTCTTCCGTTTTATTAACCCAGACCGTAATGACTTTCCAGATATTGATACAGACATTCAAGATACTCGTCGTGAAGAAGTAAAGGATTATCTAGTTCGGCAATATCGCCATGTTGCTTCTATTGCAACGTTCCTAGAGTTTACTGGTAAAGGTATTGTTCGTGATATTGCACGAGTGCTTAATATTCCTTTATCAGATGTTAACAAAGTTCTTAAGACTGTGGATACTTGGGATGATTTCTGTAACTCTAAATCAACAAGAGAGTTCCGTGAAAAATATCCAGAGGTAGAAATTTATGGAGAGCAACTGCGTGGAAGAATTCGTGGTACAGGTATTCACGCTGCTGGAGTTGTAACTGCGAAAGAACCAATCTTTAGACATGCTCCAATGGAAACAAGATCATCTACTGGTAGCGATGAACGTATTCCTGTAGTAGGTGTTGATATGGAAGAAGCAGAAAGAATTGGATTAATTAAGATTGATGCTTTGGGCCTTAAGACTCTTAGTGTACTTAAAGATACTATTGATATGGTTAAAGAAAACCATTATGTTGACATTGACTTATTGTCAATTGATATGAAAGATAAAGATGTTTATGAAATGCTTTCTAGTGGTTTCACTAAGGGAGTGTTTCAGTGTGAAGCAACGCCATATACAAACCTTCTTATTAAGATGGGTGTAAAGAATCTAAACGAACTTGCAGCATCAAATGCTTTGGTTCGCCCAGGTGCTGCTAACACAATCGGTAAAGATTATATTGACCGTAAGCATGGTCGTCAAAATATTAATTATCTTCACCAAATTCTAAAACCATTTACGGAGGATACTTATGGCTGCATTCTTTACCAGGAACAAGTTATGCAAGCATGCGTACAACTTGGCGGTATGTCCATGTCGGAAGCAGATAAAGTTAGAAAGATCATTGGAAAGAAAAAAGATGCTAAAGAGTTTAATGAGTTCCAAGATCGTTTCATTAGTGGTGCTAGTAAGTATATCTCCCCTAATGATGCTCTGGATCTTTGGCATGATTTTGAAGCGCATGCTGGGTATTCGTTCAACAAATCGCATGCCGTTGCTTACAGTACTCTCTCGTATTGGACAGCGTGGCTCAAATACCACTATCCGCTAGAGTTTATGTTTGCACTATTAAAAAATGAAAAGGACAAAGATGGAAGAACTGAGTATCTTATTGAAGCGAAAAGAATGGGCATTAGTATCAAGTTACCTCACATTAACGATTCGGATAAAGATTTTAAAATTGAGGGTAAGGGCATTCGGTTTGGACTCAGTGCTATCAAGTTCATATCTGACACGATTGCTGAACGATACATATCAGCACGACCATTTAATTCATACAAAGAACTTGAAGAATTTACCTTTACAAAAGGAAACGGAGTAAACTCCCGTGCACTCCAAGCGCTAAGAGTAATTGGTGCTGCAACATTTAATGATAACCCTAGGAATGATGATGAGATTAAAGAGAACCTTTATGAGTATCTAAATCTACCAGAGTTTAACATTACTATTCCATCTCACTACTATGCTTTTATTAGCGATGTAGAACAGTTTGAAGAAAAAGGATCCTATATTCTTTTGGGAATGGTCAAGGCAATTAAGCGTGGTACTGGCTGGTCAAGAGTTGAAGTATTAGATAAGACTGGATCAGTTGGAATCTTTGATGAAGAGCAGACAACAATTGAAACTGGAAAGACATACTTGCTTTTGGCAACAGACAACAGAATTGTTTCTGCAATTCCAGCAGAAGAAATAAGAACATCTTCAGATGCTCTTGTAAAGTTTTTAAGTTATAAGCAGTTGCCATATAAAGATGAAGAGATGTATGTGGTATCGTTTAAACCTAGAATTACTAAAGCAGGAAAGAAGATGGCAACCCTTACGCTTGCAGATACAAGCAGAGACTTGCACCCTATTACTGTATTTCCTACAGCATTCTCAAAAGCATACATGCATATAGAAGAGGGTAAGTCTTACAAGTTTAGTTTTGGCAAAACAAAAGATGGAACAATAACACTGGAGGATATAAATGCTTGACAATATGGCAATAGAACTACACAAGAATGCAACCGAGAAAGGCTTTTGGCCAGAGCCAGATGCCGTAGATGATATCTTTATTGCAAAACAATTAATGATGATTGTCTCTGAAGTTACTGAGGTAATGGAAGCAATTCGTAAAGACAAAGGCGAAGAAGAGATTACAAAAGAGTTTGCAGATATTATTATTCGTACACTAGATTTATATGCAGGAGTGGTAGAGGCAGGGTACACAAAGTTATCCCTAGACAATGCCCTACTAGAAAAGGTAGAGTTTAATAAATCTCGCCCAGAAAAGCACGGGGTACGATTCTAATGTCAGTAACAATGGAAGAAGTACTAGCACAACTTAACCCTAAGTTGCGTAAAACTATTATGACTGGAGACTCAGTTCCTCCAACAGAGTATGCAGAAACACCTAGTTTTGGTTTAAACCGTGCCTTAGCAGGGGGACTGCCGTATGGTAGACAAGTACTCATCTGGGGTTCAAAGTCCTCTGCAAAGTCCTCTCTATGCCTTCAGATGATAGGTCTGGCACAGAAAGAAGGAAAGGTTTGTGCATGGATTGATGCAGAAATGTCTTACGATCCAAAGTGGGCAGAGCGTTTAGGTGTTGACTCATCTAAGTTAATCTATTCACAGGCTCGTACAATTAATGAGATGGTTGATGTAGGGACAAACCTTATTAATGCTGGAGTTGATATTGTTGTGGTTGACTCAATAACATCATTGCTACCAGCAATTTATTTTGAAAAAGATTCAGATGAACTTAAGCAACTAGAAAATACTAAGCAGATTGGTGCTGAGTCTCGTGACTTCTCAAATGCTTGGAAGATGATTAACTATGCTAACAACAAAGTTAACCCTACGCTATTTGTTCTTATTTCTCAATCAAGAAACAACATTAACGCAATGTATACAAGCCAACAGCCAACAGGTGGTCAGGCTACAAAATTTTACTCGTCAACAGTTATTAAACTGTTCTCATCAGAGTCGGACAATCAAGCCATTAAAGGTAAGATCAAGATTGGCGATAAGTTGATTGAAGAAAAAATTGGAAGAAAGATTCGTTGGGAACTGCAGTTCTCTAAAACTTCTCCAGGATTTCAGTCAGGCGAGTATGACTTTTATTTTAGAGGAGATGACATTGGTATTGACTCTATTGGCGATCTTGTTGATACAGCAGAAGCAGCAGGTCTTGTAAATAGAACTGGTGCATGGTATCAACTTGATGACGGAACAAAAGTTCAAGGTAGAGATGGTTTTATTAACCGTGTAAAGGAAGACCTTGATCTACAAGAGTCTTTAAAGAAGAAACTTTCAAATGGCTGATAAAGAATTTAAAGTATTTGAAGGAAAGTTTCCTTGCAAAAAATGTCAAGAGGAAGTTCTTTCTTTAAGACTTTGGATTGAATCTGGAGATGCTACATGGATGTGTACTAAGAAGCATGTATCTAAAGTAAATCTAATACCAAAGAAAAAGAAGAAGGCGGACTTTGCAAATGAGTGAGCGTTCTGAGTCAAAGAGAATAGGTGCAAAACAGCACAAAAACTCTGGTAGAAATAATACGAAAGGTGATGCCTCTTGGCATAACTTTGTAGTTGACTTTAAAGAATGCTCAAAGTCTTTTACTCTTAACCAAGATGTTTGGGCTAAGGCTGTTACTGATGCTCTTAAGAAGAGTATGGATCCTGCCTTGATTATCGTACTTGGCGAGGGTACCCAGAAGGTCCGACTTGCTATAATTGAATTAGACATGTTAGAACAGTTAGTAGAAGGAGAATAAAATGACAGAAGGTACAGGACAAACAACGCTGGAGATGGTTAATGGTTTGGCAGAGATTGCCGAATTTATGGATGATGAAGAACTTACAATGGCTCTATCAATGATTGCTAAGTTAATTATTAAGCCAGACATTCCTATGCCAGTTGCAGCAATTGAGATTGTAAGACTTCAGGCAATTGCGGGAAAACTAGCGTTAAAGGCTACTTGGATGGCAAATGTTGACAAGAACAATCGGGCAAAGAAAAATATTTATTACACAGCAGCAGAAGCAGTAAACAACTTGGTCTCAGCATTAAAATACATAATGCGCTAACCTGGTATACTTATATAAACAAAGGATGAATATGACTAAGAATTTACTACACTCGGTGATGCTTAAGCCTGCTATGAAGAAGAATAATGTTCTTGATAGCGATGCTTTAATTGAAAAGATTAAGCACGGATATATTATTAACCGTGGGCCAAAACATACACAGAAGAAAACATTTGCTCCATCTACAATTGCCTACTCTCATGGAGAGTGTCCAAGATATTGGTATCTGGCATTTGATGGTCAAACATTTGAAGATAATGCAGATGCTTATGGTGCAGCAAACATGACTGCTGGAACCTTATCTCACGCAAGAATTCAAAATGCCATGATGAATGCTGGCATTGTTAAAGTCTATCGTGATGATAATAATGAAGAGACAACAGAGTTTAAGATTAGACATGACGATCCTCCTATCTTTGGGTATGGAGATGTTATGCTTGATTGGGAAGGCGAAGAGATTGTCGGAGAAATTAAGACAATGCTCAACGAAGGGTTTGAATATCGCAAGAATTCTATGAAGCCTAAGACTGGTCACTTGATTCAGTTGCTTATCTACATGAAGATTCTTGGCAAGAAGAAGGGCGTGCTTATTTATGAGAATAAGAATAATCACGAACTCCTTGTGTTGCCAGTAGAGGTAGATGATAATTATCGTGAATGGATTGATAACGCATTTCAATGGATGCGTGAAGTTCGCAAGGCTTGGGAAGATAGAACTCTTCCTACTAAAAACTACCGATCTAACTCTAAAATCTGTAAGACATGTCCTATTCAACAGGCATGTGCAGATGCAGGAGAGGGAGTAGTTAAGATTAAGTCAATGGAGAAGTTAGTTGAAACTTTGTAACAAATGTGATACATACTTTAATCCTAAAGTAAGTTATCAGATATATTGCAGCAATACTTGTAGAGATGAGGCTACTAGAGAAAAAATTGCTGAAAGATATCAAGTTACACGTAGACAAAAAAGAATAGGCAAAGACAGAAGGTGTCTTGGTGGATGCGGAGTTCTCCTATCCATATACAACGATTCTGGATTTTGTTCAAATTGCAACATAAGTGAAAAAGAAGTTAACAAAATGATTAAAGAGTTGAAGGGATTTATTGAGTATGAGCAAGAATAAGTGGGGTATAGAAACCCAACCAGAAAGAATTTGTGCAATAGATGCTAGCACAAATAGTCTTGCTTATGCTACCTTTCATGCTGGATTCTTAAAAGAGTGTGGCAAGATTTACTTTGAAGGCAAAGATATATATGACAAAGTTGGAGACGCTGCTGCAAAGACACGACTCTACTTTGAAAAATATATTAATGTTGATGCTATTGTTATTGAGCATACTGTATTTATGAATAGCCCAAAGACTGCTGCTGACCTTGCTTTAGTTCAGGGAGCACTTCTAGGTTCCGCTGCAATCAGCGGGATCAGAACCTTTGGTAAGGTATCTCCGATTACATGGCAAAACTACATTGGTAACAAAAAGATCTCTAAGGATGAGCAACTATTTATTCGCTCACAAAATCCAGGGAAGTCAGAGTCTTGGTATAAGTCCTATGAAAGAATGCTCCGTAAAGAAAGAACTATTAAGTTTATTAATACTACCTATGATAAAGCAATTGATGATAACGATGTAGCGGATGCTTGTGGTATTGGGCATTGGGCAATAAATAATTGGACAAAGGCTATAGGAGTTGACAAATAACATTATGGCTGGTAAACTATATACAAGTGAAGTTTGGCTACGCAAGCGGTATTTAATGGATAAGAAGACTCCAGAAGATATCGCTAAAGAGTGTGGGGCAAGCGTAGAGACTATCTACGTATACCTTGCAAAATTTGGATTAAGGAAGTCAAGGCGATGAGTAAGATACAAAAGTTAGTAATTGGTTTAGGTGTTGCTGGTGCTGTTGGAATAACATTTGTTATCACAGCATTAAAAGGATTGCCAGAAGCATTTGAGTGGGAAGAAGATGAAGATGAGTGAAAATTTAAACATCACAGTTGATCAGGTCAACCACCCAGCACACTATACAACAGACCCGTCTGGAGTTGAGTGCATTCAGATTACTCGTCATCGTAACTTTAACATAGGTAATGCCTTTAAGTATTTGTGGAGAGCAGGACTTAAAGATGAATCAAAAACTATTCAGGATCTTGAGAAGGCCATATTCTATATCAAAGATGAAATTAATAGATTAGAGGGTAAGTATGTCAACTGAAGATGATTTGATTAAACATCTTGATCAGGTAAACGTTGTTGTTAGCGAATATCTAAAAGGCAACGACCCTACGGTTATTTCAAAAGAATTAGACATTCCAAGAACTCGTGTTGTTTCTTTGATCAATGAGTGGAAGGTTATGGCATCTGCCAATGATGCTATTCGTGCTCGTGCTAAAGAGGCACTGGCTGCAATGGATGCACACTATGCAAGACTAATTGGAAAGTCTTACGAAGTTATTGATGAAGCATCTATGACTAATAATCTTAGTGCAAAGACTGCTGCTATTAAATTAGTTATGGACATTGAGTCAAAGCGCATTGACATGCTGCAGAAGGCTGGGCTTCTTGAAAATAAAGAACTTGCTGAAGAGATGGTTGAGGTTGAGCGTCGTCAAGAAGTTCTTGTAGGAATTCTTAGAGATGTTGCCTCAGAGTATCCAGAAGTTCGTGACACCATTATGCAAAGATTATCCTCTATTGCAAAAGAGGGAGAAGTGATTACAGTTGTCCACGATGTTCAATGAGTTTCTTGAAGTACTAAAAGAAAACCATTTTATTGAAAAGCCTGTAGACGCAAAGACATTTGTTGAGTCTCCAGACTATCTTGGGCAACCAGAATTATCTGATATCCAGTATCAAATCGTAGAGGCTATGAGCCAGATTTACCGCAAAGAAGATCTTGAAGAACTCTATGGCTCAGTTGAAGGAGCAAAGTACTTTGACAAATATACAAAGAATGAGATCATTCTGCAACTTGGCAAGGGATCTGGAAAAGACTTTGTATCAACTGTAGCCTGTGCATATACAGTATATAAACTACTATGTCTTAAAGATCCTGCTGTTTATTATGGCAAGCCTGCAGGAGATGCTATTGATATTATTAACGTTGCTATTAACGCTCAACAGGCCAAGAACGTTTTCTTTAAAGGTTTTAAATCAAAGATTGAAAGATCCCCGTGGTTTGCTGGAAAGTATAACGCAAAAGCAGACTCAATTGATTTTGATAAATCTGTAACTGTTTATTCAGGACACTCAGAGCGTGAGTCACACGAAGGTTTGAACTTGTTTATGGCAGTGCTTGATGAAATTTCTGGTTTTGCATCAGAGGTTGGAACTGGAAACGAACAAGGTAAGACTGCAGAGAACATCTATAAAGCCTTCCGTGGTACTGTAGATTCTCGTTTCCCTGACCTTGGTAAGGTTGTTTTGCTTTCATTCCCACGCTACCAAGGCGACTTTATTTCACAGAAATATGAATCAGTAATTGCTGAGAAAGAAACTGTAGAACGCAAGCATACTTTTATTATGAATCCAGATCTGCCACACGAAGACCCAGGCAACAGGTTTGAAATTTCGTGGGATGAAGATACTATCATCTCGTACAAAATTCCAAAGGTATTAGCATTTAAGAGACCAACATGGGAAGTAAATCCTACCCGTAAGATAGATGACTTTAAGATTGCATTCTACACAGACTTAGCAGATGCTATGATGCGTTTTGCCTGTATGCCTACATATGCCTCTGACGCATTTTTTAAGGATAGAACTAAACTAGAGAAGGTCATGACACTTCGTAATCCGTTGGATCAGTTTAGAAGGTTTGATGAGTCTTTTAAGCCAGACCCAGATAAGGTTTATTATATCCATGCTGACCTTGCACAAAAGCACGATAAGTGTGCGGTAGCAATTGCACATGTTGACAAATGGGTAAACATTCAGGTAATTAAAGATTACGAACAGGTAGCGCCAATGGTTGTTGTAGATGCAGTGGCATGGTGGGAACCAAGAGCAGAAGGACCAGTGAACTTATCTGATGTAAAGAATTGGATTATTAATCTTCGTAGAGAAGGTTTTAATCTAGGTATGGTTTCATTTGACCGCTGGCAATCATTTGATATTCAAAATGAGTTGCAGGCTGTTGGAATCAGAACTGAAACTGTTTCTGTTGCTAAGAAACATTATGAAGATTTAGCAATGATGATCTATGAAGAGCGTGTAGCAATTCCCATGATTCCAATATTGCTAGAAGAAATGTCTGAGTTAAAGATTATGAAGGGTAATCGTGTAGATCACCCTAGAAAAAAGTCTAAAGACTTAGCAGATGCTTTGGCTGGTGCAGTATTTGGGGCTATATCACATACCCCAAAGACTACTAATACAGTCATTGAAGTACACACTTGGTCCTCTTCTTCCGCTCAACTTGCGGAGAAACGAAGATCTATGGTAGAATTAGAACCTAAGCAAATGACGGATGACGTTCGTGATTTCTTAGACAAATTCAATCTAATATAAATTTTCTAGTCATAAGACTGGAATAAAACAAACGAGGAGAAAGATGAATTCATTCAAGAAACTCGCATTGGGCATCGCTGCAGCCTTGTCCTTCGCAACCCTTTCTGCCATGCCGTCACAGGCTGCCGTAAACGCAGACACAATCTCAATTGATACAGCAGCAGATGCTGTATTTACTGGAGAGTCTGCTACAGCAGTAGTAACTGTTTCGTTCTTGGCACAAACAACATCAGATACAGTCACTGTGACTTCTTCTGTTACTAGCCTTCCAGTTGGGTCTGCATCACTTGCAACTCTTTCTGTACAGGAAACATCTAGTGCAGCAGTTGTCCTAGGCTCTGGTAATTATTCTGCTAATATTGCTTCAACAGCAAATACAGCAACATATGTAACTGCAAAGATCAAGGCTACAGTAGATGCTCCAAGCATCGCTGGTACTTATGTTTATAAGTTTACGCCTTCTCTAGGCACAGGTTCAACTGGTGGAGTTAACTCTGCAGCAGTTGTATGGACAGTAACTGTTACTGCTCCAGACACAAAGGCCTCTGCAGGAACATCAACTTCAATCCTTAACAAGGGTGAGACAATTTCTGCAACAGCAGACGTAGAGGTATTCGCTCCAAAGGCAACTGCTTCAGATGCAGTAGCAGTAATTGCTGTTACACAGAAGAACGCAGCAGGTGCTTCAGCATCAGAATCTATGACAGCAATTGTCTCAGGTTCAGGTCTTATTGGAACTGGTTCAAACCATGCAACTATCACAGCACAAGGTCGTGCACTTACAGTTGCTAATGGTCAGTACATCGGTATCTTCGCTGACAACACATCAGGTGTTGGAACTGTAACAATTACATCTGCATCAGGCGTTGTCCTTGCAGTTGAGAAGGTTACATTCTATGGAGATATTGCTACAGTAGTTACAACAACAGCAAAGCCAGTTATCGCAACAGGTTCAAATGCTGACGTAGTTACAGCAGTTGCATACGATGCAGCAGGAGTAACAGTTGGAGCAGGAACTCTTTATGCAGTTTCTGATTCAGCATCAGTTGTAAGCAACTCATACACATCAGCAACAATTGTTGACGGTGTAGCAAAGTTTGCACTAACTGGTGTAGCAACTGGAACTGCTGGAATCAAGGTATCTACTGGATCAACAGCAACAACAACTGGAGCAGTAGTTTCAAACACTGCCCCTGTCCGTGTTGAAGGCTCAGTTGCATCAGTTAAGGTTGCTTTTGATAAGGCTACATATGCTGCTGGTGAATTGGCAACAATTACAGTAACACCTACAGATGCTAAGGGACTTGTCCTTTCAGGTAAGACATTTGCTAACCTATTCGCTACTGGTGGACTTGTTTCATCATATGCATTCGGTGCATCAAGTGATTCACTTACAGCAGTATCAGTAACAACAGATGCTAATGGCGTAAAGACATACAAGGTCTACATGCCACTTACAGATGTTGCTATCAAGGTAACTGCTACTGGTGGAACTTCACTTCCAACTGCTGGTCAGGTAGAAGTATCTGCAACAGCAAGCGTTGTAACTGGATCATCCACAACAAACGCAACTCTCGCTGCTCTTATCGCACAGGTAACAGCAATGCAGACAATGTTTGACGCTATTAAGGCTGAGGCTGCTGCTGCAAAGGCTGCTGCTGATGCTAAGGCAATTGCTGATCGTGCTGCTTTTGTAAAGCAATACAATGCTCTTGCAACAAAATGGAATAAGAAGAACCCAAAGTCAAAGGTTCCACTTCTAAAGAAGTAATCTAGTCCAACAATTAAGGGGGTTAACCAAGTGTTAGCCCTCTTTTTTGTACCTAAAAAATGATATAATAGGGTTATCAAACATCTTGGAAAGGGTGTGACCCAACATTAAATCTTTCCTACTAAAGAGTGGTTTGGTGGGACTATTAGTGGTTTTGTGGCTTATCCTAGCCCCCGTTGACCATGCTCGTGCAACAGAAGAAGTAACCTCTCAAGTTTCAACATCAGAAACATCAACAGCAACAATTTCTGCAGGATCTACAGTAACAATTGAAAGCGCAACAGCCACCATAGAGGCAGCACAGACTGCTATAACTCAGGCTGAATCTGCCACGGCAGTCATAGAAACCCAAGCAACAGCCATTACAAGCCCTACAGAAACCATTACAGCCACTATCACACAGGCTCAGGACTCTATAATACAGGCTCAAACAGTAGTAGATAGTGCTACTGTGGCTGTGGCTAATGTTGATTCCGCTACCGTTTTAGTTGCTGAGGCTGAAGAAGATGTTATTATTGCTGAGGTTGCGGTAGAGTCTCAAACAGCAGTTGTAGCAATAGCAACTACTAATCTGACTAATGCAGAAAATGCTTTGGCAGAACTTGAAAATACCCCTTCCGATTCTACAACCTACACAACTGAGGGATATGTGGCACCTCTTATTCCTGAAACACCTACAGTTAATACAGTTGTGCTACCTGCTATGTGGGATGCAGCAACTAAAATTGAAACCCCATTTGATATTAAAATGGGCGAGGTTTTATATAATGGGCAAGGATCTGATAGCCAGATCTACGTAACTTCAAAAGCAACTATTACTTTTGGCACTGGCGATTATAACTGGTGGGATTTTCCAGTAGGTGCTCACATCTCTGTTTATGGCTCTGACTTTATGAGTGCTGGGGAAGGCGCTTCAATCACAGTAACAACTACAGAAACAACTTTAGCCGTTGATTGGGACCTTCATAAATTTGGAGATAGCAATGGCCCAATTACAAATGTTAACTGGTTGATGACTGTTAATCCTGAAACAGGAGAATGGTCTGGTGTTGGAATCGTTGCTGGAAATACAACTAACCTATACAATGGACCACGCATTGGTGTTCGTGAAACTGCTGGTCAACCAGTACAACAAATGACAAACGTAACTAATGAAGATTTAACCGTTCAAATTGAAAGTCAAACAGCAGTGGTTGAAGATAAAACAGAAGTTAAAGCCATTGAAGTTTCAATACTTGAAACACTTACACAGATAAAAATAGAAGCAGATGAAAACCTTGTTGTAGCAGAACAAAATCTTGAAGAAGCACAGAATGTTTTAGAAGAGACAATTATTCAAGTAGGTACTGCTATTGCATATATGAACTCCAGCGTTAATGAAGCAAGGTCAGAAGTTAGCAATGCTTTAGAGCAAGAAGAGGCTGCAAGGCAAGCAGCCATAGCAGCAGAGAATGCTCGTATTGCAGCAGAACAAGCATATGCAGCAGAACAATCTAGAATTGCAGCAGAGGCTGCAGCCGCTAGAGCACAAGCAGAAGCAAAGGCTGCAGAAGAAGCCGCTGCAAAAGCGGAAGCAGATAGAATTGCTGCAGAAGAAGCAGCAGCCCAAGCCCAAGCAGAAGCAGAAAAAGCAGAGGCTGATCGTATAGCAGCAGAAGAAGCAGCCAAAGCACAAGCAGAGGCAGAAGCAAAGGCTGAAGAAGAAGCAAAGGCTGAGGCTGAGAGATTAGAAGCAGAGGCAGAAGCAGCAAGACAAGCAGAACTAGATGCTATTGCTGAGGCAGAGGCTAAAGAAGCAGAAGCAGAGGCTGCCAGACAAGCAGAAGAAGATGCTAAAGCAGAAGCGGAAGCAAAGCAAGCAGAATTAGATGCAGCAAAGGCTGAAGAAGAAAAAGCCAAGGCAGAAGAAGAAAAACTAGAAGAGATTCTAGAAGAAGCAAAAGATGGAAAAGAATTAACTGAAGAGCAAAAGGAAGTTGTTGTTGAAGCATTGCTTAAAGATCTTAAACCAGGTGAAGCGGTAACAGCAGCAGCAATAGTTGCATCTGGAGTTTCATTTGCAGACCTTCCACCTTCGACACCAATTGAACTTAGAACATCTGAATCTGGTGAGGTACTAATAATCACAGCAGAGGTAGCAGCAAATGTAGAACTTGTACAAGATCCAGGAGCATTGCTAGAAGCAGCATTTACTGATCCAGGAGCAGCCTTAGCAGCCCTTGGAAGTATTGGTGCGGACATGACAGAAAGCGAAAGAGAAGAAGCAACAGATATGGTTGTAGCAACAGTGGTTGCAACAGGTGCAGCAATTAACGCAGCAGCAGTTGCTGCAGGAGGAGCCACAGGTGGTGGCACAGGCAGTGGCGGAAGTTCTGGTGGTGGCTCAGGCGCTAACTCACCAGGTTCAAGAGGAGGAAGAAAATGGTAAGAGTAATAAAAAATATATTAAAAGATCTAGTGGATCAGGCATGGACTCTTCTTGGAATGTTTATTGCCTGGGTGGTATTAGACGGTAGTGCAAAAACAATAGTTGGTTATGGAATCATGGCAACACTTGCCCTTTGGATTATAACTAGCCCTATTAGAAATAGAGAGGAGTAAACATGAACAGTATCACAAATATTTGGAATATTCTCATGCGTATTGTTGCGGTATTCGCAGCAAATGCATTAGCAGTAATCGGTGCTGGTGCAATCGCAGGAATTTCAGTAGCAAAGGCTATGACAGTTGCTGGACTTAGCGCAGTAGCAGTTGTTGTTGAAAAGTTGGCTCGTGCATTTATGGATGACGGCAGACTTACAAGAGATGAGATCAATGCAGCATTTTCTACCACAGACAAGAATGCGGTAACAGTGCAGGATGCAGCAGTAGAAACACGCAGAAAAAGATCAAAGACAGCATAATTAAACATCTTTGATCCTATTTGACAGCCCCTTCCAGGCAATGGTATACTTGAAAGTATATAACTGGGAGGGGTTTCTGCATGACTTGTATTGCAGTAGTTCGTGATGAAGTAAATAATAAAATATACATGGCTGGAGATCGTGGTGCATCTGACGATGGCACTATTCTAGCATTGACAGCACCAAAAGTATGGAAATTAGGACCATACCTGATTGGTTATGCAGGCTCTATGGATGGTGAGCGTATGCGCTATAACTTTAACCCTTATGTCCCAGATATCAAAGATACAGATAAGTTTATGCAAACCAAGTTTATTAAACAACTCAAGCAATTCTATACTGATTGGTGGGTTGAAACAGGAAAAGAGTCAGACTTTGGTTTGATAGTTGCAGTTCGTGGACAAATCTATGAGCATAGTTCTGCAGACATGTCTTTATCTAAGTACACAGTTCCATACCTTGCTATGGGTTCAGGAGCAGAGTATGCTTACGGATATTTAAATGCAACCGAAAAGGCTAAAGATGCAAGAAAGCGTGTGGTAGGCGCAGTCAATTCAGCAATTAAATTTAATCCATCATGCATGGGTCCAGTTGACGTAGTTAGCATTTAAGGATATACTTAATATATGATTATAGAAGAAGACGTACCTGAGTTTCAGATCTGGCTAACTAATGGAATTGAGCGGGGATGGGTAACAGAACCGTTTTGCAATACTCATGAAGGAGATCCCTACATGACAGAAGAAGAAGAACAAGAGTGGGAAGCAGGTGGCGACCCATGCCAATTAGTAATCAAAGTAAAGGAATAATATGAAAATCAAATCAATAATCGGAAGTATTCTATTAACTGTTGGAGCACTTGCTTTTGCATCTGCCCCAGCCAATGCAGGAGAGTGTTCTGCAGAAGATCCTTGCCATACATATGCAATGGTTAATGATGCTGGAGTGGTAACAAATATTATTGTTTGTCAACCATCAGTCTGTGGATCAGGAACATTTGCTGGTTCACGAGTTGTTCCACAGGTTGCAGCAAATGCTGAGACACATCAAAACCAAGGCGGATATCTTGCAAATCCAGGTAGCACACCCGTAGTCGAGTCAAATGGTAGGTTTACTTTAACCAATGACAATCCAACAATAACTACAAGTGTGACTCAAAATGAAACAAGTAAAACTGTTTTATCAACATCATTAGAGCCAGGAGTTCAAAATTCTTTTACTTTTAATGATACAGTTGGTCAGACAAATGGTCGCCCAGTTATGAGAACTGAGACAATAGATAAATCTATTGGTGCAACATTGTCCTATTCAAATACTAGAAACTCAGAATCTGCAACTGCTACCTCTGGAGAATCAATTACATTTGATGAAAGACAAACTGAAGAGTATGTAGAACTAGAATTGATGATCCAAGAACTAACAAAATTACTTGCTAACTGGAGTTGGTTTAGATCATCATTACTTGGCTGGTTCCTATAGCATAAGGTTTTGGGCTGTAACTCAGTTGGTAGAGTGGCGAACTGTTAATTCGCAAGTCGTAGGATCGAGGCCTACCAGCCCAGCCAAGTCTTCATCGTCTAGGGGCCTAGGACGTTGCCCTTTCACGGCAATAACACGGGTTCAAATCCCGTTGGAGACACCAAGCGGAAGTAACTCAATGGTAGAGTTTCTGCCTTCCAAGCAGAATGTTGCGAGTTCGAGTCTCGTCTTCCGCTCCAAAGTTTGGTATAATAGATAGGTACTGCCTTCGGGGGTACATTAACTTATTCGCTTGAAAGGGGAATAAAATGGTAACACAATTTGCTATGGATCTATTCAATGATCCTTTTTTTATTGGCTTTAACAGAGAGTTAGGCCGTCTTAATTCAGCACACAAAACTAATACACAATCATATCCTCCATATGATCTTCTTAAACTAGATGAAGATACATATAGAATTTCCATTGCAGTTGCAGGATTTTCAAAAGATAATATTGATGTATCTGTAGATAATGGAACATTAATTATCAAGGGAGAAATTGTTGAAGTAACAGATGCTGAAGTAGTTCACAAGGGTATTGCAGGTCGTAAGTTCACACGATCATTTGCTCTTGGAGAATATATGGAAGTAACTGGGGCTGAGATGAAGGATGGTATGCTACATATTAATGTAGATCGTATTATTCCTGAAGACAAAAAGCCTAAAACTATTAAGATAAAGTAATATTTAGACCACCGTCTAAAACAACCTGAGTAAGTTGTAAAACTGCTCATCTTTTGATATACTAGTAGTACTAAACTTAGGAGGTTTTGTATGGCTGTTAAAGGCTCAGTAGAGGCAATTATTGAAATTGCAAAGAAAGAAGTTGGGACTATTGAAGGACCAAAAGATAACGAAACAAAGTACGGCGCATGGATGAAGGTTAACTTCCAACCATGGTGTCAGTCATTCGTTTCTTGGTGTGCACACACTGCGGGAGTGGCAAAGTTCCCAAAGTCTGCATCAACAGTTGCAGCATC